GGTAGTAACGGTTAACACCAGGATATACACGACCCAGACCTTGGTTATCGACATTGCCTTCAGCGAAGGGGTTGGAGATAAGACCATAACGGGTCTTAAAGCCAATCTTGGGCTGGAAGGTGTTCTCACCAACGGCACGAACCATCTGCAGGGGAACGTAGGGGCAGTAGAAGAGACCAGCATCATAGGGGCTGGAACCCTTGTAACCGACAACGTAGTACTGGTTAGCAGCACTGTTAGCAGCAAATGGGTCAATGTAGACTCTGTACTTGCCGTTGATAGTACCAGCAAAGGTGTTGCCAGTGTCATCAACGTTCAGGTTTGCGTTCAGAGCAGGGGTGTAATCAAGTACACCAGCCATGGTCAGAGCAGAAGCAACGTCAGCAGAAGTCAGGATGATGTTGCCCTTCCCTCTACGAGTTCTTTGTGCGATGCGGTTGGCATCTCTCTCGATTTGGAACAGCAGACCCTTGAACTTCTCAACGGACCAACGACCATTGGAGTCAACGTCCAGGTCGAATGTACCAGCAGTGGCAACGTTAGCCTGAGCACCGTTCTCAGCAACCTTATAGATGGTTCTGATGACTTCACGGTTGATCTCAGCAAGAATCTCAGTGCTGAGGATGTTTGCCAGTTCGGCTTCAGCATTCAGACCGTGGATAGCACGAAGGTCTTGTGCCAGTTCCAGGGAGTATTCTGCCTTCAGAGCACGGGACTTAGCAGTAACGGTAACTTTCTCGATCGAGAAAGCCATCTGGTTGAAGTCTTCGTTGGTGCCGTCGCCCAGAGCTTCAGCATCACCAGTCTCCATACCCTGACCAACATTGTACTGAGTACCAATGCCAGTTGTGGTGCCTGTACCAGACAGGACGGAGGGGTTGGTGCCACGCTGATCACCAGTTGTACCGAAACCGACCAGTTCACCGTCAAGGACCTGACCAGAGTAGTTACCACCAGTTCTGCCAGAAGCAAAGTCTCTGGTGGAGGAGAATGCGGTATCGGGCTCATCAAACAGAGCTTCAGTGCCACTCTGATTGGTGTAGCGGGAACGCATTGCGAAGATCAGTCCAGTAGGACCGTTCATTGGTTGAACACCAGCCAGGTCATAAGCAACCAGGTTGGGCATAGAACGTCTGATCAGGGAGATCAGAACGGGGTCGAAACCAGCAACAGGACCAGCGGCAGCAGCACCACCACCGAATCCACCAGAGGCACCAGCAGCATTAGCAACGTTGGTGGGAGCCTCAGTCAGCATTCCACCATTTTCGAAGGCAGACTGCTCACGCAGGAAACGCTCTTGGTTTTCGAGCAGAACGGCAGTAACAGCCTTTCTGTGGGAATCTTTAATAGGATCGCAGGACTCTGCATTCAGCAGAGGACCCCACTTCTCCATAAGTTTTTCGGAATTAAACATTGCTCTCCTTTTAGAGTTAAGTTTGTGGTTTACAATTTATGATCAGTTTTTAATCGAAAGGGCTCTCATGTAAGCAGCCATGGCATCAGAGGAAACCTCTGGCTCAGGATCACTTACACCCTCCGACAGTGTTTCAGAAGATTTTACGTTTGCACTCTTAGGAGAGGGGAAATACGACTCTCTAAGAGTTTCTAACTTACCACGGTATTCTTCTTCACCCGCAAACTCAACACCTTCAGCCAGAGAAGCAAGTTTTTCCTTCTGTGTATCAGCCAGACCTTCGGTTACTCTACCAAAGATACCTTCGGCAGTAGCCTCAGCCAGTCTGTTAGTGAGGGAAATGTTCTTCTCAACTTGCAGGTTGAGTTTATTTTCCATTTCATCAAGTTTATCTACCATGCTCTCAAGAACATTATACTTATCATCAGGGATGGAAACATAATGATCTTCAAAGAGACCCTTCATTCCTTGCAGGAACGATTCGGTCATTTCGGTCTTCAGACCATGCTCAACTTCGATAGCATTCTCGGTGAGCCACTCATCGGCAACATACTCAAGATATGCATCGAGTCTTTCAACGAGCTCTGCCTTGACTTCGACCAGGTTCTCAGTGAGAGCCTGCTCATACTCAGCAGCAAGAGCTTCTTGGATTTCACCAATCTTAGCAGTCAGAGCAGCTTCGAAAATTGTCTTTGCTTTCTCTTGGAACTCTTCAGAGAGTTCTTCACCACCGAACAGAGCAGCAAGGTCTTCCTCAACGTTGACTTGGACCTCTTCCTCTGTCTCGGATTCCGCAACAACTTCTTGACCTTCTTCTACCTCAGTTTCCTCAGCATACTTAGGAGCCTTAGGCATGGGTTCAGCAGGCTTCGCACCTCTGTTAACAATATCCTTAACTGTTACCAGAGAAGGAGCCTTCAGGGCAGCCGACATATCATCGGGCTTATAGTTCTCAGGGGTTGGACCTCCAAGATCTTCAACTGTGCCTTGGGCAGCAGTATAAGAAGCTTTCTTAGATGCATCCATTGGCTCAGCGGCTTTCGCACCCCTTGTTACGGGATTTTCCATTTCTTGTAAATCTTTACCAGCGGACATTTTTCGATTTCTCCGATTGATTGATCTAGTGATAATCTGTATTTATTTATAAATTATAGATTTGATAAGAAGTTATTGAATAATCTCAACTTATTCTCCTCAAGTCTTCTTTGGTCAACGAGTGTGTTGATCTGCTTGTAGGTTTTCTCTGCATATTTTTCACGGAGAATACCACCGTCCCAAACCCACTCTTTTCCTTCCATAATCCCGTTGACAAAAGCATCGGGTGCGGAAGGATCGGCAACGATATCAGCAGCAGTGGCAAGCATAAAATCTTCACCAACAATCTTGATACCATTGCGGTCTTCTCTCAGAGAACCCATGCCTCTGGAAGAAACACCGAGCATTACACCTTCATCAAGAAGTGAAGATGCAATTTTACCCATTGGTGTAGACAAAATCTGTGCTCTACCAATAAAGTTAGTGCCTTCTTGTCTCAGAGAAGTAATCTTGTGGGAAACACGGTCAAGGTTGATGGAAGGACCATCGGGGTGACCGAGTTCACCAAGAGCACGACCTTTTTTAACAAACTGTTCGTTATAACGACCAACTTCTTTAGCAAGAGTCTGGGAAGGATACATTCTTCCGTTACGATTTTTAATATCTCCCTGAAGGAAGATACCTTCAATGTAGAGGTGCTTTTGACCGTTGCGTTGTTCAACGATTACCTCTACGCTTTCGATTTCTTCTCTGATAAGTTTCATTTGTTTATGCAGTAAATCCTACTTTAGATGCTTTAAGGACACTTGCCTCAGAGGCAAAGATAACAGAATTATGAGCCTTTTCTAGAAACTCTACTGTTCCAGCTGGAAGAGTCATACTAACCGAATTGCCAGCACCGATAGCAGTATCGACAGTGACGGTTGCAATACCAGAAGAAACATTAACAATTCTGACAACAGAAGCTTGAGTCAAAGAAGTAGCAGTACCAGCAGTTGCTGGTAATGTAACTTCATCACCAATTAAAAGGGTTCTGGACATCATTCCTCCTCGGATTCTACTTCGGCATCACCTTCAGTTTCTCCTCCGAAAAGAGAATTAGCAACGATCGGTCTCAAAGCATCAACTCTCTCAGCAGCTTTGCTGTAGAGAGCATCTTTGATTTTGTCACTAATTTCGGACGCAGAAGAATCAGTGGCAATAAGATCAATAACGTCTTCCATGTTTTAAATACTATTGTCTAACGATTATTTATATTACGCCAACATCCAGATCCGTATCTGTGATATCGTTTCCTCTTTGACGGACATTTTCCTCAGGAGGTTGCTGACCTTCGGGTTCCATTCCAGGTTCCATCTGAAGCATTTGTTCATTGGGATCTGGAATGATGCCACGTTCAATTTCATCTTCAATCTGCATATCAATCTCGATAATCTCTTGATCTTTCTGCTGAAGAACTTTTCTGCGGACATACTCAGTGGAGTAGTATCTTCCGACATAAGGTTCTACCTGCTGAAGCAGTGCAAGTCTATTGGTGAGAAGTTCGTTCTCTTTCAGTTCGGCAAAGTGATTATCATACAGATAATCAAACTGAATGTGCTCAGACATTCTCTCCCAATCTTCGGGAGTGACAATGTTTTTCAGGAGCAACTGAGTCTTCAGCATATCCAGGAACAGATTGCTGAATCTCTTACGCAATCTTCCAACAAACTTACTGAAGGAAAGTTCGTCACGGAGAATCTCAGAAGAACGACCCAGGTTGAAACCATCACCAGAACCAGGCATTCTGGATTCGGGAACACCCAAAGATCTGTAGAGTTTCTTCTGGAAGTATTCAATATCGGCAAGTTCACCTAAGTTCTGACCACCAGGCAGAGTGGTGATTTCAGTGCCACGTCCACCTTCTCTTCTGGGCAGCCAGAAATCTTCCAGCATAGACATGTACTTCTTGTCATCACGAATCTCACCAGTGGTGGCATTGTAAACAAGCTTGTTGCGGTAACGATTCATTACGTCACGCAAGTATTGTTCTGCCTTTACCTTAGGAAGATTACCAACGTCAATATAGAAAATACGACGTTCTGGAGCACGAGACAATCTGTAAATAACCAGAGAGTCTTCAATCATACGCAGTTGATTGAGAGACTTGATTGCTTTCTGCAGATAAGAAAGAACAGTGTGACGGTTTCTATCTACCAAACCAGAAGTACAATAAGAGATAGAATCTCTAGCAATCTTAACTCCCTTGGTTCCACCACCATAGGTAGGAACTGTGGTTGGATAGTTAATCTTAGGAGTATACATGAAATACTCCTCCATCTCGGGGAATACTACCCTTTGATTTTCGGCAATATTAGCATTATTGAAAAGGTCAGCTCTATCTTTATTCTGATCCTTTTCTTTTCTAACATAACGCATCTTCAGTGCGTCAATGTATCTTACCTCTTGAATACCATCCTGAGGTCTCTTAAGGTCAATGACTTTGTGGTAGTAGATTCTACCATCGACATACCAGTTACGGAAGATTTCGTGTGCCTTCTTATCGAAATCTAACAGATCTTTGATATGCTTGAATTCTTTTCTAATCTTATCTTTGATACCGTCACTTGCTTTCAGATTATTGAGATCAATCTCAACTGGAGAGTCATCAAGGTCACTAACGATAGCTTCATTAACTACATTTTCGATTGCTTGATCGCACTCTGGATGAAGTGCCATCTCACGATATCTGCGAATAAGTTCATACTCACTTCTATAAACACCTTCAAGATCAATGGTCTGACTACCGAAAGCCGTGGATACGTAAAAATCAGCCCCATCCTCGTTTGTCGGGGGGACGGGACTGACTATACTTTTAGATTTATCCTCGTTGTCCTCAATAGAGAAACCAAAGAGCCTTGCCATATTAAAGTGTGCGTTCTATTCTCCTATTTATCAGGCAATCGCACCACCGTTTCCAACAGCTTCCCACCACTGAACCTGAAGTTCTACATCAAACTCTTCGATAGCATCGGTGCTATCATAAGAAAGTGTAATGGCAGAAATGTTTGTTGGCCAAACTCCATGGAACTGATAACTTCTCAGGATAGGCTGATCAACAGCACTTTCTTGAGCAGAACCAGCACCACTTACTGGAGCACGACCAAGTTGGTGAACGATAGCATCGGTCTGATAGTCAACTGGGTTTGTGTTACCAGAGTTATCAGATACCTTAGCAATAGAGTTCATCCATCTTTCGAAGGAAGAACGGATTGCGAAGTCGGTATCGTTGAGAACTGTAACTGTCCAGACATCAAACGTTCTATCACCTGCGATTTTCAGTTGACGACCTCTGAAAGGAACACTGATAGGAGTGATGATAGAAGCAGGAAGAGCAGCACCTTTTACAAGGAATCTTGCTTTCGACTCAAGATCGTTGACACTAGGATCAACTACATCGTCGGGGAAAGAAAGAACAACCTCAAAGAGGTTAGGTCTGGCGATACCACCAGACAGTCTGCTCTTAAACCTGTCAATAGTACGGTCAGCTGTTTTTGGGGGATTTTGTTGTCTAATTAAGTCCGCCATCGGTTTGTTACCTCTTTAAATTATACTCCGAGAACTTCGTCAAAACTGACACCCGTGCGAGTGGCAACGAAGGTCAGACCGATGAAGTTGATGGAACGATTGGGTTTGATGTAGATATCGGCAACAAATTCATTGTTATCGATCACAGCAGCAGTGTTGTTCGTTTCATCGCACTTGACTACAAAGTCAGTAATGCCTCTCTTCGCTTGAACATCACGGAGGAAAGGCTCAACGATGCTAACAAAGTTTGTTCTTGTGATCTCATCGTTGAACTCAAACATTTGATCTCTGGCAGCTGCCGAGATTGCTCTCTCCAGATAGATGAACAAACGACGAACGTTGATTCTATCAAAAGCAGAAGCTCTTGCCAGACCTGTCTTATCACCAAAGAGAACAATACCAGATCCAGGGGAGAATACAACGGGGTTGATTCTATTGGAATACAGAACGTCTCTTTGTCCCTTGGTTGGGTTGTATGCCAACTTAACGGCATTCAGGATAGCACCTCTCAGGGTTCCAGCAGGAGAGAACCAGGGGAAGTTGTTGATATCATTTCTGGCACATGTACCAGCAATGTCTCCGTTCATTGGGATATAACGGAAGGTATCACCAAATCTGTCGTAGGTGTACTTGTAGGAACTATCGAACACCGCATAAGAAGACGATGTGATAGCAGAGT